TACTGCTTGTTACTGCGGACACCGCCAAGTAGTCGTTGCCGCTGCCGTTAATGTTTGTAATTAAAGTCTTGTCTTTAAAAACGTACATACGTTGGTTCGTAAAGACCAGCATGTATCGATCAGACACGCTAAACTCAAACGCTATTGAACGAGTGCCGTTTTCTGGTAAAGCCACACTTGGTAGCTCAAACAAATACTTCATTCCGCCGCGGCGCTTGACGCCACCCTGCGGTTGCACAATTACGTTTTCTAAGCGCTCCGCTGCGTTTTGGTATTGGGCCAAATCAACACGGGCGCGCAACAGCGGGTCAATTTCTCCACTAGAAAAATTTGTTTGTATTTGGACTAATCGTGTCATTAGTACCTAACATTTATGAGCGAAAAATCCTCAAACGCAGAGGTGGTTTGGCCTTGGCCATCAATTGCCGCGGCTGTTCTGAAGTAGCCGCCTCGATTGTTTTCGCTTGGGGAGCCGACGGACACGCCTTGCCAGTACTGTGTCTTTGTGACTTGATCAGTAATTGGCTCGGACAAATGCCACGCCATCATGTAGCGCAATAGCTGGACAAAATAGACAGGCATAGCAGACTCTGCTACCTCAAACTGGTAATCAATGGCCATTGACTCCACGCTGGAAAGCACTTTGTCGCCTTGGATTTCCCAGTCTGTAAATGGGACGCCACCAGCCGCGCCTGAAGAGTAAGCCCTGCGGATGGTCCCAAGACGATCAGACGGCAAGACATACTCGTATTTGTAGGTGTTGATTGGCGTGTTAATTGTCTTAGCAAGCGTTTGCTTTTTAAACGAAAACGCCCAAGTGTAAGCTTGCAACGTAGACAGTTTAACGCCGGGGTAGATGCGGTCGCATACGTTTGACGCGTCTGTGCCCTCATTAAAAGAGGATATGGGCCGAGCACCAAGCAAAAGCAAAGCATCGGAACAGATCGAGACGGACGTATCACCAGCAGCCATTTTTTACCTCATACAAAACAGGCCAACCCCAAAGAATTCTTAGAGGCCGGCCCATTTAAATTAACACTGATTAATCAGAGTCAGTGTTTACCAGCACGGTGCCGTCGTTAACATCAACCACGCCAGAAGCATTGCTTAAGACATAGTTGAGGCTTGCTACAGCAGTAGTGCCGGTGCTGGTTACGCAGTAAACCAAGTCGCCAACTGCCAGTGTGTCAGACAAGCTATTGAAATAGCCCGCGGTATTCACGTCAGCAACAGCGTCAGTAGTTTTGTATGCGTAAACGCTTGGAGCTTGACCTCGCTTGGCGGCAGATACTACCGTCCAACCTGTACTTGAAAAAGCCATTTTTAACTCCTTACGCCTCGCGGCAAGTGATTTTTACGATACCGTCGTCGTCAATGGCAACTGCACCAGCAGAGAACATTGAGGCAACCAAGAATGATGTCTTCTCAGGAACGTAGTTGATTTCGGTTTTAGGAGACATACCTTCAGCCATGCCCATCGCGTCGCGGTGGAAAGCGTAAACAGTACGGTCGCTAGAACCATCAATTGGCAAGCCACCCTCTGAGCGGTCGCCCAAAGTGATGAATGAGAAGCCCAAGAATGTGCTGATGTCGCCCTGAACCAACGCCTTAACGGTGTTGAAGTCAGAAGAGGTTACAGCGGTTTCACCTAGCAAAGAAGCCAAAGAGTCGGCATGAATAATCATGGTACGACCTTCCATTGGCACGTTGTTAGCGTCCATCAAACGTTTAGCTTCGCGCAGCTTGGCCACGTTCAAGTTAGTGGTTGCACCACCGACACTGTTAGCAACGGTCAATGAAGTGCTTGAAGCATTCAGCGCATCCAACACCAACTGGTCTTGGCGGCGGCCGATTGCGTTAGACACAACTTGCACCAACTCGCGACGCTCGTCAAAGTTGACTTTTTGTTGCATGAAGATGTCTGAGTACTCAGCAGCGATGTAATCGCTCATGGTCGCAGTTACTTGCGAGTAGCTGACATTCAACGGAGCAACGTCAGTCTGGGGTACGCGGACTTGAGCAACGCCCTTGCCGATTTTGGGGAACTTGTATGTTAAGCCTTCAACACCTGAGCGAACACGGACAGCGCCTCGCAATGTAGCAGTTGCCTGATACGCTTGCTTTACTTCCGCATCGAACAGGGTAACAAAAGCTGTACTAAGATTGATAGCCATTTTGTTTTCCTTACGAAAAGTTTGTTTAGGATTTACGCTGTCGATTGGCCGCTATGCGGGTCATTAGCTTGCAGTACGGTGCCGGCGTGTTGAATACAACAATGATAGGGTCTGATTGCTCAGATTAGCCTTACGCGCATTTTACAGCAGAATAACACTTAGCTGTCAACTGTTAGGCGTAAAAAAGCCCCTGACTTGCAGGGGCGTAACTCTAAAAGGGTATTGAGCTTAATCTGGGTAGTGCTCGTTAAAGAGTCGTTGGACCTTGGCCCGGTACGATGGGTCGGTCAAATACTCCGGCTTGCCCACCATCTCTTGCAACTCATCCTTACTCATTGCAGAGCTAGGCGCAACTGATGTAGCTGGTATGCGGCCCTCGTATGTGCCGCGCAGTTTCATCAAAGCTTGCAAGCCATTAGCAGTGCCACCCCAAACCTTGAACTCATCAAAGTCGGACTTGCTCCAAATGCCCTTGCTGACAAGGCCCTGCGCCCAAGTAGCCATGTTGTTGATGATGGCGTCTGCATTAGGGCCTAAAGCTTCGCGCTCCTGCTTTATGCTTAGTTGCGCTTCGGCCTCTTGGTTGTCGCCCATTGCCGTAATTTGCGACGCCAATTCGCCAAAAGCCTGCTGGGACAAGCCGTACTTAGCAGCCCAGCCCATGTAAGTCTTTACAACTGGATCTTCGGCAGAGATATTCTCAAGACCATCTAGGCTGTAGTTCCCGTCTTCTGGTGCCTTGTGTTTGCCAGAGCGGAATTGCTTTTCTAGCTCGGAATAAGACTTGCTGATACCTTCAAGGTCAGGCTCATTTGAATCTTTGTTCCAAAATTTTTCCGGCCAAAAGTCTGGCCTCTCCAGCGGAGTTTCTTTATCTACTTGCTGGTGTGCGATGTCTTGCTCTTGGCTCTCGGTTGTCTGCTGTTCGTCAGCGCTAACGCTGTCTAGCAGGCCGGAGTTGTCATTTGCTTCATCGGTCATTTATGTTTTGCCTTTCGGATGCGGGCTTCAATATCGCGGATGACAGAATTCTGCCCTTCCCTCCATTGCCCAAAAGAGGAATCCGCGCCGGGTTCCCAGCACGGCTGCTCTAGGTAGAACTGTCGCAAGTGTGCCAGTACCTTTTTGCCGGCTTCGGACTCAAAAGCCCTAGCCATCAAAATGTTAACGTCCAATACGCTTTGATCTATTTCGGCCGGTTGAGCGATGGACTCTAAGTCTTCCCAACTCATGCCATGCCCTGCTGCTGTTGTCCACCCATCTCGGGCGGCTGGCCTTCAGCCGGCATGCCTTGCGGGCCTTGCGCCTGGGCAGCCTGCTCGGCCATTGCTGCTTGCTGCGTCATCTGCTGAATTAACGCGGCGCGTTCTTCTGCCGTGTTACGCAGCATTGCTGGAATGCCTAGCTTGTCGCCGATGTAGTCCAAAGTCTCGCCAACCTTTACGGCCAACTGGCCTTCTGGTCCAAGACTTTGCGCAATCTGCTGATACTGGATGATTGAGTTGATCTCATCCATGCTTTGCGCCATGGCCAGTGGTGACGTGGCCGTGACCTTTACCTCCAAACCATTGACTCGCAACGGCAGGTCAATCATGCCGCCCTCGTCCATGACCTCCAGCACCTTGCTGACCAACGGAATCATTGTCTCGTTAATCAATCGGCCAAACGCGCTGCCAAGATTTTGTGACAACTCTTTCATGCGCTCAACAATCTCAGTTGCTGATCGTGCGCTCATGTTGTCAGGCGGCAGTGACTCATCCAGTAAAATGCGTTTAATGTTTTGACGCAAGTCTGTGATGATGATCTGGCTTACGTTAAAGTCACCGGCGCGTGGTAGCGGCTTAAGGGCCTCGCCTTGCGGTCCGCCATTGCGGGCAACTGGAATGATGGCACCCGGTACGATTCGCACAGTGGCCGGGTTAAGCACGCCGTCGTCGGCTGCGGTGTACACACCCGTGATTGCAAGCGATGCGTTTTTAAGCAACAACTCGAGCGTCTTGTTTAGCGTCTTGATGTCTGGCAGAGCAGTCAGCACCGGACCTCGGCCATAGATCTCGCCTGCCACTTTCATGTAGCGCGACACAACCCATGGGCTTGTCTTCTTGCGCCGGTAAACTAACTCCGAATTGCTCTTCTCGTGAATAACGTGGTAGCAGTAATCGCCACGGTCGTAGTCGTAGACGGTAGCTTCGATCAAGTCCACCTCTTCAGTGGGCTTCTCTTCAATCTTGCGTTGTAGCTCTGGCGGGATAACTGCGTCAGACCACTGCTGCGCAATAGACTCGCCTTTAATACGCATCTTGCGGTAGACGTTGTCCACCTGACCGTTTACACCCTCTTCAAACGACACCAAGTACTGAGGCACTGGGATAAAGTTAATTGGGTTTACCGCGTCACCGGGCTGCACCATCATAACTGCCGTGCCAACAGACAGGTCAAGCAAAAACTCGCCAATGGCTATGTCAAAATTAGACTGCTTTAGAACGGCAAACATTTTCTCAAGGTAGAGATCAAGTGCTCGCTGCGCTTCGGCTCGGCGCTCAAACGGTATCTCGGTACCCGGCTCCAACCTGCACCACTTGCGCTGAGATGGGAAAATGCCAGATTGCAGTTTGTTGGCAAAGCGCTGGGTAGATCCAATTGCAGTCGAGTCAAACACCCGCGTCATTTTTTTGCGGCCAGTGTGGTTGCTTTCGTAGTCCCCGCTGTACAAGTTACGTTGCGGTAAAGCAAACTCGTAGGCGTCTTCGTAAAGGCTGCGAAAGTCTTCTTTGCGTGTTTGCGCTATTTTTTGGCGCTGAAGTATTTTTTCAACCGATAATTTTTTAGGTGCCATTATTCGTACCAGTAAAGTGAGAGGTGGGCGACTTCGGATGACCCAGACTTGTTAGTTAATCGCACCATGTAATTTGTTAGCGGGTTAAGCACCCACTCTAAACTTTCAATGTGGCCACCGGCGTTTTTGCTGCTGCCGCTTGCAGCGCCTCCGTCTAGAAACGTGGCCGACAACACCGTCCCGACGCTTGAAACAGTCGGGTCAACTACCATCGCCACATCACTTGTCTGCGGATTAACTCTGCGCCTACATACTGGCGTGTACGTTGTGCCACCACTAGTGACAGTTCCTTCGTACAAATAGATCTCAGCCGCAGCGCCGCACTCAGCCGTGTAGGATAAATGCGGAGAAACACCCGGGGCGGCGGCAAGCACCATATCAATAGATGCGTTGTCAGCTAACTTGTTGTTTGTGTCTCTAAACACATGAGAGTAAAAGCCCCGGCCCTCATGCAAACGCTGATGATTGATGTCTATCGTTATAAGCGGATGGTCAGAGCCAGCCACTATCTGCTTGTCGTCGCCGTCCTGTTGGGTAAGCGTGGCTAACTGAGCCTTTGTCGATTGCGACTCACGATCAACAAAAATGGTAGTCATTTTTTAGGCGCTGGTTTTGGTTTTGTTTTTTTAGCCGGCGCAGTCGGTTTGTATTTCATCATGGTTATGCTCCCAGCGTGTCTTGCTTTACGCCCAACTCAGCGTCAGCGCGCTGGCTAGATAGCAAAGCTCGGCGGCCGCCTCTTGTGCGCGACTTAATCATGCCTTGATTGGCCAAGGCTGCTTTTGTTTCAGAAGCCTTTAAGTTTGTTTCTTGCTTTTCCAAGTTGGCAGTGGCTGTTGCTGTGGACTGCTTTTGCATCTCCAAGGCTTGCGCTTGTTCTGGGGAAGCCTTGCCTGTAATCATTCTGGTAATACCGCTCATTTTTACACCTTTGACATCATAAAAAAATCAGACCCGTCTGTGCCGTATTTACGCATTAACCCCTCGATTTCAAAACCAAGAGACTTAGCCCACCGCACAGCTTTCAAGTCCCGACATCTTACAGTCATTTGCAGTCTATGCAAACCCCCTGCTTTCATTCTGAAATCAACAAAGCCATGGGCCACTCTGGTTAGTGTCTTCGCGTGTTTGCGGCCATCCGCGCCCAGCATCAGCCACATCTCTTCAACGCCATAAAACAAGGCAAGCGACCCAAACACCGCGGCGGGCTTCCCGTATAGCATCGCCGTATAAGCAATGCCAGACGACGTTTGATTTTGGAGAATGATATCTGGCGATGCCACCTTGGCGACCTCAACCATGTAGTCGTCATCTAAGTTTAAGTGCGCATAGTGCAGTGCGCTGTATTTGACTAGCTGTACCTCTGGCGGCAGGTCAACGTAATCAAGCAAAGAGGTCGAAGTCTGCATTGGTAACTGTCTGCGCAATAAATGATTTACCACTGGACGGCCTAGAGCCACGGGTAAGCTGGCGGTATTCGCCGCCGCCAGTTAATAGGTAGCCAAAGGCGTCGCCAACGTGTGAGTGTTCGTTCTTGTTTGGCGTGTCTCGAAACCTATCTTGGCCAGCGCCAACTGCAATTCGCTTAAAGTGGTAGCCACCAGACAATGATTTGCGCAGCAGCTTGCATGATTTGTTTACCAGTAAGCCGGGTTTACCCATAACCATTCGGTTCATTGGCGCGGCCGATGCTTCACGACGAGCTTTGAAATCGTTGGTGGCCGTTGGTTCTGCCTTTAATCCAAGGCTGCGCAAGTATTCAAATGCCGTGGTCTCGTAAATAGCATCTCGCTGCATACCAGCCGGGTCACCCCAGATGCGAATGTCATGTTTTGGGAACCTAGTTTGCAACTCGGCCATCAATGCTTGGCCAAACCGCTCCAAACCCATGTCGAACGTTACGATTTCGTGCAGCACGCGCCACTGGCCATTAGCCATACGCTGGCCAAACACGGCCGCAGGCGTCAAACCAAAGTCTAGACCAATCTGGATCGGCAGCGACGGGTCTACCAGCAAGTCAGCAGACATGATGTTGTCGTCATATTCTGGCCACACCGGCTTACCGTCCTGAACAAACGTGTATTTACCCTCTGCATAGCAGCGAATCCAGTCTAGCGTTTTGCCAGCAAGCTGCTGGAGGTAGTAACCACCCGGCAAATTCTTAATGTTTTCCGCTTTAGAGTTAATCTTCCACCATTTGCTTGACGCAAAAATGTGGTCGTTAGCCTCTGGGTTCTCCGGCAGGTCTTCGGCCGGCACCTCAATCACGCCACCGGGCTGCTTGAAGAACTTCCATGCGTACTTGCCGGTGATCGGCTCTTTCTCGGCCACTTTGTGCCACCAATGGTCG